GTCCAACTCCAGAGGGCATGAAGGAGGATGCGGTGGATAGTGGCGGCCTGCGGCGCCAATCCCACTGCGATGCAATGGAGGTCGCGCTGCTCAAAAGGCTTGTGGTGGTGGCTGATACGGGGCTGATGGATGATGCCGAGGTTCGCATGTTCTGTGCCGACACGCTCGACAGCAGGGAAGCATTATTGTCATTCGTCGCCTGTGTGCGCTTGCTCCATGCCGCGCGTGTAGCGTTTGCGTTGATGGTGAGCACATCCATCTGCTTCACCAGATCGCGGGAAGCGCGTTCGGTAACGGCACTCCCAGAGGACAAGTCGACGCCACGCGCCGCGGTAGACACCTCAGCCGATGCGTTCTCCTGCCGATGCGTTCTCCTGTCCGGCGCGCATCGTGTACTGCTGCACCTGCGTCTTTCCCGCTTCTTCGATGGACTGAGCGGACATCTCCGCCTGATGAGCGTTGATGGCATCCATGCCCGATTGGAACTGGAGCGCGCTGGCCTCTGACTGCAACTGGTACTGCTGCGTCTTCGCCGCGTAGAACGAACCAATGGCACTATTGATGCCGCCGAACACGGCGGTAAGCATGCCCATATTCTGCAACGTGGCCGCGCTGGTCGCCATCTTCGCACCGGGGCTGCCGGGCTTGTAACTAGACAAGTCGGCGGTCGTTTGGCCATTGACGCCAAAGAACTTCTCGAAATCTGTCCATGCATTAGTTAGGAATGTCGCCATGCTTTAGCCACCAATCGCCATTTCTGCCGTGATCGAGACGACGGTAAGAGGTAAAGGGTTGTTCTGCCGAAGGAATATCTGCCCTTCGTCATTCCATGATGGCGACAGCGTAATTTCCGCCTGACCGCTTTGG